AGAAAAGTAGGTCTCGACATGGCTGAGGTACAAAGCTCACTTCGAGTGAGCGGGCTGAACTTGAAAGAGTTCAGTCTGGCGGCGGCTCTCCTGTTTTCCAGGGGGAGTTGACTGTCTATACAAATACCGTGGTCCGAGGTAAAATTCGGCCAGGGTACGCGAAATGCTACCCTCTCCATTCAATGGCGAAAGCCATGGAGATAATAAGTAGGTCAACATGATAGCTGACTCCCTAGTTACGAACGAAGTTAAGAACTCTGCAGGTACTGAAATTGAATTCAGTTATCTGGAGACGCTGGCAGGTAGTGGCAAGGTATGGAAAGCTTCGAGTGAAGCTCCCAACCTTAAACATCGTTTCTCCGTGCGTCATACGCTCGTAGGGACGGGTGTGAGTGAACGGCGGCGGTCGGCCCTGCAATTCCGTAAGGAAGTTGCTGGTGTGTCGCTCGCTGAACGTGCTCACGTGGTCACAGTAACGGTTGATGTCCCAATCGGGGACATCGCCGATTATACCGATACCAAGCATGTAATGGCTGAGGCTATGTCGTTTCTTGCGTCTTTAGGCGCGAGTACGACTATCCTCTACGATTGCACGGGTAACGGTGCCGCAGCATTGGTGAACGGGACCTTGTGAAGGTTCCTGACCCCAAGTCTGAGCTACTGTCGATCGCTATAGACTTTGCGACCCTCGTGGGCCGCAAGGTTGTTGTTCCGTTGATTCGCGGGGTTAAAACCCGCGTTAAGAGGAGGAAGGAGCGAAAGCTCCTTCGCCGACTCTCGAAGGAAAAGCCACGCCCTTAAGGGCGTGTATGGTTATTGATAATAATCCATTTGTCCTACTTGGGGGAAGCGATTTCGGTTAAGCCGTACACCGGAAGGTGTATCGCGGTACCGTATCGTCCCTGAGTAGGCGTAGTGGTTTTGTGTAGTATTCGTAACGAATCACAAGTGATGCGTTGTGTTGGCCGTGGATAGGTACCATGAAAGGTCCTGTTAATAGCCACAAGCAGTATAAACTGATTAGCACCGCATTGCTTAGTGACGTCCAATCGTTGCTGAGTGATGTATTCACAAAGGTAGAACTCGACCGTGACCTTGGAACAGTCACGAATCGTTTATCTACGGAAGGACTGAGCTTCTTAACAGTCGCTCTCCCGAAACTCGGCAAGTGGCTTGACAAGTCACTTGCAGACGGATACATAGCTGAATCGTCTTCGGCAGTGGGGTTCACCCCTGCTCTCGAGATGCTCTACCCCAAATTCCTTGGGGCATTGTTTAGTTGTGTGTTCGACAAGGCGGGCAAAGTCCTTACCGATAATCACGCAGTTAAATGCGTCAGGCACTTGCGGCAGTACCTCTACGCTTTCTATAAGCTGGAGCTGCCCTATGCCCCTAGCCTCGAACAAGAAGTTCTCTGTCAGTTTGAAAAGACTGACGAGGACCTTCGTTACTGGAACGACGTCTTCTCCAAATGGGAGAAGACGTTTGATCAAAGTTATACCATCGGGTTGGAATACCGTCGGCTAGAAGCCGCGGTGTTCGATGCCCAGAAGTATCTCACGATATGTGAGTCAAGAGTAGACAACGCACTTTATCGCACTTGGCTTTATGAAAATAAAGACGAAGACGAAGAAGCACGATTGTTCTCCTTAGATCCAAGTACGTACGGCCTCGACTGCGATGGCCCACTGATCCTTGGAATACGTTTAGACGAATGTCGTCTAAAGCTAGCTGAAGCTCAGGCGACGCTTGCGTCGCTTGAAGGTAAGCTTCGATGGTTAACTATACTCCGCAAAGCCCGGATATTGCTCCATGAGCTATTCCGGCGATTCGATCCGAAAGACATCGTCCCTTCTCACGGCCCCGGAGCTGTTTCTACTAAGGAGCAGCTTTGGGAGAAGTGGTCATGGACGCATATTCCGGACCGTATTTCACAGGTGTGGCCAATTGACGAATACTTTTTCGTCAGTCAAACACACGTCTGTGACCGCCTCCAAGATATTCAACGACTTGGAGATAGGGAGACTCCGGCACAAGTTATTCTTGTTCCGAAGGATTCTCGCGGGCCTCGACTCATATCCTGCGAACCGCTGGTTAACCAGTGGATTCAGCAAGGCATGATGCGAGCGATCGTTCAGTTGGTGGAATCGCACCCTTTAACAAGGTACGAAGTTCACTTCACGGACCAGACACCTAACCAACTGGGCGCCCTTCTAGGGTCGTCCACGCGGAATTACGCCACGCTTGACTTAGCCGAAGCAAGTGATCGCGTGAGTCTGGGACTTGTCAATGTGCTGTTTCCGGAGCCTCTACTTGAGGCCCTTAACGCAGCACGGAGCCAGGTAACACAGTTACCTAGTGGCAAGCAGATAAAACTCCAGAAGTATGCCCCGATGGGATCAGCATTATGCTTTCCCGTTATGGCATTATCTATCTGGGCTCTGCTTACTGCTGGGTTTACCGACGCAGCAGAGTTTAAACAGGTACTACGCAGGAATCGCAAGAAACCTGACATAGGCCTCGAAGAGCTCTGTCTCGTATATGGAGATGACGTTATTGTAAAACGAGAGCAATCTCTGGACGCAATAGCAATCTTAGAAGCATTTGGCCTTCGGGTCAACATGTCGAAGAGTTGTACAGGTGGTGGATTCTTTCGAGAATCATGTGGCATGGACGCCTTTTATGGCGAGCCTGTCACACCCGTTCGATTCAGAACGGCCTGGACCTCATCTCCCCACCCTGAGCCTTACTGTAGTTACACTGAGTACGCAAGTGCTCTGTACAGTAGGGGTTACCGAAATACCCACGAGTTAATCGTGGAGCTATTGTATCATACTTATGGTCCACTGGCTGACGCTGCATGGGACCTCCCATGCCCGTCGGTTCTTGGTCTACCGGAGGAATACCGGTCTCGGAAAGTTCGCACGAACCCTGGCTTGCAAAAGCTGGAGAGGCGTGTGCTCTGTACGAGACCTCGTGTTATTATTCACCCTATCGACGGCTGGAAAATGTTACTGAGATATCTCACCTCAAAAGTGAGTGGACCCTTAGTGGGTCCTATCAGTACTAACCCAGGAGTTGATCGTTGGATGAGTGACACGAATGATAATCCTCGCAGACGCGGTGTATGGGATCTGCTCTTAGCTGGATGTTATGCCAGCGGGAGCCCCTTCTCCG